TTAGCTCAAGAGCGTGTAGGGCATTCGGCCTGAACTTCAGCTTGGAGAAGGTTGCTCCGATGTACGAGAAGTACTTCAACGACATCTTGGACATCTACACTGGTGCTGGGTGGTACGCCGAGGGCAACGGGATTCATGCGATGACAAAGATGTTGAAACCATTATGAGCATATTTGAGAAGGCGAAGAACTTTGTATCGAGTGCGGCAGCATTTGTTGCGGCAGGATTGCCATGCGTGGACGAAGCAGAGGTGGCGCGGAGATTACGCATCTGTGGAGACTGCGAGATGTTTGACCCTGCTGGATATCGAGGCATGGGAAAATGCCGAGAATGTGGATGCAACATGGAGATAAAGACTGTTATGGCAACCGAGCAGTGTCCTATTGGGAAGTGGGAGGAGAGCAATGGTTGAGCAGAATGGATATGTGCAGGAGGTGCTGGCAATTGCTCGCAATGTCAGGGAGCAAGCGGATCGCAGCGATACGGACGGGTTGCTGTACGCAGCAGAGCATATCATACGGAATGTCGCGAGAGGCAGTGGCAAGGTTGTGCTGACGCATCAGAACTCTCGCGACTTGGTCATGCAGTTTGTGCAGAAACTTCTCGATGGAGATCAGTTTGAGGCGGCAGCAACTGTGCTGTGGGGAGAGGCAGTGTACGACTGGCGACCCAGTTCCGCGCAGGAGACATGGCGATGCCTGTTTGAATATGACAAGTTGTTGATTCAGGGAGCAGGCGCGATGGGCAAGACATTTAATGCGGCAGCATGGTTCCTCCTCGATTGGATGCGAGACCCAGAGTACACCTGCGTGAAAGTGGTCTCCCTGACCGAGGCGCACGCGCAACGAAATGTCTTTGCTGCCATCAAGACCTTTTACAGAACTGCTCTGGTGCGCCCAGAGTTTGAGGGAAGCGAGGACTTGGTGAAGAGCATTCAGGCCAATGATGACGACAAAAATGGCATCCACCTTGTTGCAGTACCGAAGGGTGACAGTGGCGCAGGAACCCTGCGCGGGTTCCATCCATCGCCAAGAGCAAAAGCGCATCAGAAGTGGGGTCGGATGAGCAGGACTCATGTTGTGCTTGACGAAGCCGAGGAAGTGCCAGCAGGAGTCTGGGAAGGCTTGCAGAACATCCTGTCTGCCGCCGATACCGAGGGTGCGAAGGGACGCATCAAGATATTTGGCGCGAGCAACCCGAAGGACAGAACGAGTGAATTTGGCAAGAGGTGCGAACCAGTGAGAGGATGGCAGACTGTGGACTGCGAGGAAGATTTCGAGTGGGAGTCCCGCGATGGATGGCATATCCTGCGACTGGATGCCGCGAGGTGCGAGAATGTGGTCAAGAAAAAAATCATCTTCCACGGGTTCCAGACATTTCAGGGATATCAGGCATACGAGGCGAGAGGGAAGACGGCAGAGTACTACACGATGGCGCGAGGATGGTTCCCGCAGGAGGGAATTGCAATGGGGATTATTACTCCTTCCATGATGGACAACGCAATGGGGTCAGTTCGCTTTATCGGCCCAGTGGTTCCGTTAGCGGCATTCGACTTGGCATTGGAAGGCAAGGATCAAGTGGTCTGTTCGCATGGTCGGTTTGGGTTGAGCGATGGATGGACACCGAGGAGTGGATCGTTCATCCCGTGGAAGAGTCCGAGGGTGGTGCTGCAATTGGACTCGCAGATTGACTTCCCGAAAAAGCCGACTCTGGAGCAAACGAAGCAGATCATGGATTTCTGCAAGCAGATGAAGATTTCTCCGAACTGGCTATGCGTTGACAGGACTGGAAATGGCGCAGGCATCAGCGATGCATTGTGCAGTCTGTTTGGAAAAGAGGTTTTGGGTGTTAACTACTCTTGGGCGGCAAGCGAGACGAACATTCTGGGTGAGGACACGCAGAGGGCAAACGAGTTGTATTCAGGAGTTGTCACTGAATTAATTTTCGGTCTGTCGAAATATCTGGAGTTTGAATACTTGAAAATATCACCCAGTTTTGCTAACGAAGATTTAGTCAGGCAGGCAATTGCAAGAAGGTATAAGCAAGCAGGGCAAGGACTTGTGAGGGTTGAGAGCAAGGGCGACTTTGTTAAAAGAACGAGACAGAACTCTCCTGACCAACTGGATTCATTGAGTTTGTTGGTGTATTTGTTTAGGCAGAGAGAAGGATTAGTTGCGACGATGACTGAACCGAAAAAGGAAAAATCATTTGAAAAGCCGATGCAGAGCATTGAAAGTATGGGATATGTTGACTTTTCGGAATAAATTTTAAATTTGAGTTAAAAATTGCTTGATAATTTTAATATTGGAGTTAAAAACAGAGATTATGCGTTAAAAATGGCTACACCGATTCATGGATTTAAACCGCCCGGTGGGTGGCATTACAAAGATGGTGAAGTGCTTCTTGAGGCTAATACCCTCAATGAATTGTACTCTGCCGTAGAACATTATCGCGCAGAGAACTACCTGCCGATTGGCGATGTCAAAGGTGACATCCATGCGTTCCTGTGCGGCAGTTATCCAACATATTGTCACGGGGTTGATATGGTAGTAGTTACGAGTGTTACCCCGCCGAATCGCGAATCTGAATTGCTGGGCGACATCACAACTTGGGCAAAGAACATTTTAAATTCCAACAAACAAGTAAGACTTGTTAGTGATGAACTCGCAGAGGCGAGGGCAAGAACCTGTCTGGATTGTCCAAAGAACATTAATTGGCGAGCAGGATGCGGTGCTTGCATTATTGCCGCCGACAGGGTCTCAACCAGCATCCGCAAGGCGAGGGACACTAATTCGACTCCTCGCCTCGGTGGATGTGCGGTGATGCGGCACGACAATCGTAGCGCAGTATTTTTCGACTCCGAACACTTTGAAGCCAGTGGCGACTTGCCAGCGAAATGCTGGTTGAAACAAACAACATGACTACTTCATCCAAACCAATACCAGCAATTGTCACCAACACATACGCCACAAAAGCACCTCGCCTCCGAGACGGGAGTGACAAAGATCAGCGAGTTAATCTGGAGATTAAAGATGGGCAGGGGACAGACAGTTCCGATGTCGTCGATCCCAAGAATCTCAAGGTACGCAGAACATTTCGAGATGCGGAGCAAGCCTTCTCTGCCTACAAAAGACTGAAGCAGCAAAACCTTGAGCGGAACCGCAAGAATGCGTTGATCCAGAAAAAACTGAACAACGAACCTCCATACAGTCCGAAGAAGTTGGAATCGATGGGTCAGAACTGGAGGAGCAATCGACCGACTGGATTCCTGTCAATTCTGATTTCGCGAATTCAGCCTCCGTTCAAACAAGTCATCGAAGCGGCATCAACACTGACTTACAGCAAATTTCCCGTGCAGAGCATCGACTCCGAGCAGAAGACGAAAGTATTCCGCGAAGAGATCACAAAATGCATTCGCGGGTGGTCAGGTTTGAACGACATCATCGCGCAGATCGTGCATGAGAATACGACCTTTGGATTCACTGCACTTTGCTGGGATGACACGCGAGATTGGAAACCAGAATTTTTGCGTCAGGACTATACATTTTTCTCCATCGAAACTCCGCAGCAAGTGGACGCAACTCCAATTTGGGCGCGGAAAAGACGCTATCAGATCGCGGAACTCTTGCCGATTTTGGAAGACCCAGAAATGTCTGCATTGGCAGGGTGGCACATTAAAAATTTGGTCAAAGCAATTAACACTGCTCGACCCGCTGGGAGAACGCTCGACAGCAATGAAGATGCGCGTAGGTACGAGGACTGGATGCGCGAGGGAAGCTATGGAGCAAGTTACGAAAACGATGCAAAATATGTCGAACTCGGTGAATTGCTGGTGAAGGAACCGAACGGCAAAATTTCACGCTATCTTTTCGACGATAAATCAGGAGACGAAATTTGCACCCAGTTGGAGAGGTACAACAAAATGAGTGAGTGCCTCGCATTGTTTGCCATCGAGGTTGGAAGCGGTGCGCTGATGAGTTCCAGAGGCGCAGGCAGAGATTTGTACAACACTCACATTGCCGTCGATAAGGCGAGGAATTTGATCATCGACAATACCTATTTGCGCGGGATGTTGCTGCTGCGAAAAGGCCCGACAGCAAAGAATGGAATCGCTCCGCTCACTGTTAACCACCCTGTTGCGTTTGTGTCCGAAGGCTACGAACTGCTGCAACAACAGATGCCAGCAGATGTCGAGGATTTTATTAAACTTGACCAGTTCGTTTCAGGTCTCGCAGAGATTCAAGTAGGTACTTTCCTACCATCGTCTGCGATGGGAATCCAAACTG